GCCAGGGAGTTTGTCCGTTGATAATTGATTGTCGTCTCCATCAACAACCACTGTTCCAAGTTCGGTCTCAGGGTTTGTATCACCATTTTCCTGTGAGGCACCGTTTGGCGCTGCAGGCTCAAGGACTGTAACTGTAGCTCCTGTATCAAAATCGCCAGCATTAAGGGATATTGGGCCTCCGGGTCTCGTGCCAGCATCGAAATCACCTGCGTCACTGTCAAATCCACCATTACTTGTGTTGTCAGTAAACTCTCCAGCATCAGCAAAGACAGTATCAGGAATTAGAGTCTGCAATTCTGGGAAAATTCCATCTTCAGATCCTATCTTCTGCCCTGAGCTGTCTAATGCTTCAAAAGAAATAGCTACTGTTGTTGTTACTGTAGTGTCAGTTGGCACAAAAGTAAGATTATTGCTATTGATGTCTGCAATTGTAATTACATCGCCAATTACAACAGCAACACCATTTAACAGTAATATGCCACCGGTCGGAATCGCTGTTATTTTAATTGAAGTTGCTGTTTCTGGCGATTTTAAATCGTTAGTAGTTACAGGGGCTGTGGTTTCTACTTTTTTAAAAGTATTATAATTAAAGGGACTAGCCTCTGTTACTCCAGGAGCTGTCTCAATAGATCCAACATTGAAACAGTCAAACGAACATAATAAATTTTCAGAATCAAAGACCCAGTTAGAAGATGCGGCTCTTAATTTAAAACGTTTTTGTAAACTTTTTAAGCTTAAAGTAATAGGATAATAAGGATAATAACCAAAGATCTCAGCTCGAGTGCCTTTTTCTGTAATCCTGAAGCCAAAATTATCACTGGTTATCTTTTTTACTTGATTAGTGGCATATTGACATAAAATGCTTTCATATTTTGCCAGCTCTTTATTGGTGTCAGGGGTTGTGACAACGTTACCAATTACCTTGGTCTTCAGTGGAGCCAGCTTGAAAGGCAATTGTACAATTTTATCGGTAGATGTACCGTTACCAAGCCATGAGACAGGTACTAAAGCACCTTCAAACTGGGAGTTAGTGATATTAATTTCTTTTTTGCAAACTAATTCTAAATCTTTAAACTCCTGTCTTGTTCCATTTGCAGTTGTAGCTAAAATAATATTACCATTCCCGTCTCTTTGCACTTTGATGCGATCCTCTTCAGGTGCATTGCGACTACCTGTAGACGAATAATTAACTCGTGTATAATTATTGAATCCATTTTGTTCGTCAACAAATATTTCGGTTTCCGTGGTATAACTGTCTGAATAATCATAAGTCGTTGTAGTAGTAGAAGCTAATTGCAAATTAAAAGACGACGTTACGTTCCTAGTTGTTGACTCACTATGACTCGTCAGTAACGTATCGCCATCAACGAGTTGATCAAAATACTTACCGGTTACTGTCCGAACACTTGTAAAATCAAGCGAGCTTATCAACTGATATCTTAATTTATCCAAGTATGGACTTTGCCTGTATGCTGCTTGCAAATCATTAATAGCTTTAGTTGCATTTTCTGTAATACTGGGATGAATATATCTCAAAGTTGTTTTCCTTATTAATTCACCGGCTTCGCCGTATTCATTTGTGGTTGTACTCCAACTTGAATAACCGTAAACGTATGTATAGTTATCAATAAACTCTTTTCCTTCTTTTGCGAAGATTTCTGCTGCCTCTAAGATGTTTTTAGCAGCCTCATAATATTGCGTGCCAACGCAATTGTAGTATTCAATTGCATTTTGAACTGCTTCGCCCTCATCTGTTTCTTCAGTGTTAATAATTTCGTCGCCAGAGATCGTATAAACAGTGGTCCTGGGACGAGCAGAGTAATCGTGACCTAGTTTTAAAGCCTGGTTGGCTTTACCTAGAAATGCCTTGGCTCTTTCGATCTCATTATTAGTAAGTTCAACATATTTATTGACAACTGCAGTAAACATACTGCCTGCATATACCATTGCAGAGTTGTATTCAAAATCATATTCAAAATCTACTTGGTTGCCAGGACCGTTGTAGCTGACATAGCGCCCACTTGTGCTAGTTTCAGTGAAATCCTTGCTGATTCCTCTAGCTCCGCCTGAAGCGGTATATGAAAAATCAATACCTTGAGAGCTTCCATCATCACCGCCAGTAATAGATCCACAGCCTGGAACAGCCTCGTCACCGGCTTCGCCAGTAGAGGAACCTTTAAAAATCCTAAAAAAGGTAGCCGTTTTTTCAATGTCAGGTATTTTGACAGTCTTTGTTGTTTCTGAACTTATGAATGGAGGAGGCTTTCCAGCAAGAGTGTAAGGATCTAAGGGTGGTGCATTTGGATCGGGTTCTGCCGCTACAGTGTATGGGATATTTACGCTGCTCTCAACAATTATGGCACTCGGAAGGTCTTCTATTGCGCCGCCGATGCTTTCAACATTAATAGCACTGTGGACATCAAAACATTTTAACTTAGCACTCTTTAAGTTGGCTCCAAGTCCATCATCGCCGAATTCATCTAAAGATTGAATGTTACCCCATGCATCTTGAAATATAACTGTACCGTCTATCTCAAGAAGAGTCTGCAATGCAGACAAATTAAAGTCATCAATAACAAAAGAATCAAGCGTAGAACTTGGTATAAAATCTTCTATCAATTCTTTTATTTCGTCTTTGTAATGTTCTGGTCGTGAACCTAAATATGCTAGTGAACACCCAACCTCTAATGTGGTCAAGCGTTGCTGAAGGTCCATCGTAGAGTTAAGTATATAAACTTGCCCTCTAGGCACTTTTGCAAAGTTTCCATTGCTTAACTTTGCATAGATAGCTACCTTAGAACCTAAAGGGAATTTTGTTTTATTAAAATCTAAAATCGATGGGTCACCGCCTAGTACAATTGAACCTTTTGTCGTAATAATATTTGTAGAATATGCAGAATCGTCTGACAGATTGCCTTCTATTAAATAATTGCTGTAATCTTCTCCATTGATATAAATTTTAATCCTAGCTGTTGTGTTTACAAGTGTCATTTATACCTCCGTTAATCCGAAGCTAAGTATATAAAGTTCGTTCAAATTGCCAACTAAAGAAATTGTCGGAGGACTAGTAAAAAACGCCTTAGTCGTAATTGACGGAATATTACTATTTGCAGTTTTTTGTTGCAACAAATTATCGACGATATTAACAGTAGCTGTATTTAATGAAGAAGCCCTTGCAAGATCCCAGGCCGTAAAGATTGTATTTAATGTTGCTATCTGTGCTGGTGTTGCATATGCGGCAATTGCCCAAATATTGCGTTGGCGGCGAGCTGGACCTTGTGCGAAACCTAATCCAATCTGGCTAAACTCTAAACTAGCCTGACCAAGGATAGAGCTTGGCAGATCGTCCCCTGAGAAGTCTGTAAAGGCTACAGAGTCGCTTCCGTAGCTAATAGTGATGCTTCCAGCCATCCTTAGATCCTCCGGCCGTTACGGAGCCGCATACGGGCCACATTCGTCATGATCTTCGACGCATCTGTGACAGGTTGCTGGCTTTGAATCGTCACGTTGTTTGTAATGCGTTGATTGCCACCAGATCCAGTCAAAGCAGCGGTCATTTGCTTGACTAGGTTGCCGGAAACTCCTTCTGAAGTTGTATTAGAAGCTAGGCTTTGTTTCGGCTTAATACCAGATGAAGCAGATTGAATTTTTTCACTGGAGCTTGCTGAGATAAAGTCACTAACAAGGCTCGCTGGAATAACAGTACCAGAAGTAGGAGCAGTCCACTTCATATTTCTCGCCGCAGGAAGCATACTAAACTTGCCGGAGTTACTTAAGAATCCTTCTCGACCACCACCATCATTAACTGTATATTGCTTACCACTAGTAACAGGACCGCCCATAGCACGAGCAGGAGCACTTGAAAGTACGATTCGCTGTAACTTGCCAGCCTCAGTTACTGATGCCTTCAGGAAACCAACAATTTTATTTGCTTCACCGGCTCCGCCAGACATAGTGTCCTTAACTGCTTCCATTACAGTCTTTAAACCATCGCCTGCACCTTCGGCATTATCCAGGGCATTTGCTATGTCTTTAGCTCCCTCGACGCCTTTGTCTAAAGATGTACCTTGCAGTGCTTCCGCAGTGTCCTGGCTCTGTGTAGCAGCTTTACCTATAGCAGTACCGTAATCGCCAGCAAGCTTGATCAGCTTTTTTTGTTTTCCTTCTGCGTCTTTAAGGCTAACAAGTTGGACATCAAGTTTATTCGCCACGCCTTGAGCACTGCTTGAAAGTTTTTCATCCAAACCTTGGTTAATTAGCTTTTGATCTTTTGTTGCTTTTTGAATTCCAAGCAGTTCCTTTTCTATCACGAATTGTTTATTTAATCCCTGTATGATTAATCCTTGCTGGTTAGCTGCCTCGTTTAAGGCTGATGCCAGTCCAGATTTGCCTTCGGCTTGTGCAACTTTGGCTGCACTTCTCAATCTCAACTGTTCAATCCTAGCCTGACTTGTAGCAATTTTGTTCTGTGTAGTAAGCTTTAAAACAGCGATGCGATTTTCAATTTCATTAGTAAGAGCTTGTGCCTTAAGTTGTCTTTCAATAATTCTCCTTCTCTTTGCACTTCCAACCTCAAGACCCTTGAGTTCTCGGCTTGCAATTTCATCAATTAATCCATTTGCTGCTTGTAACCCAGAAACGAATGTACCGCTGATGCCATCAAAAGCACCTTTCAATCTACTCGAACTTTGTAAGATTACGTCTACTTGCCCATCTACCTCAGCGATACCCGCCTTAAATGCGTCGATGACTGCATTTCGTGCGTCAACCCCTAACTGAGCTTGTTTTTGTGTTTCTGTTGCAACTACATTAGTTAGCTTGCGTTGTAAAGCAATTTCTTCTTCATTGAGTTTACCTCTTTTAGCAAGTATCGCAAGGTCGTCTTTTGCTAATTTTGTTCTTTGTTCAGAGGCTACAACTTCGGCTGCAATATTGGACGCAGCAATTAAAGATGCTGCGTTAGCTTCCTTGCCATATTTTTTGATTGCTTCTGTCTGTGCCTCAATTAAATCAGTATTAATTTCTTCGTTTAGCTGTTTCTGCGCTTTTTGCAATTGCTCTACAGAAGCCTTTGCTTTTTCATTTGCATCGCCACTTCTAATTCTTGCTGCAATCTCATCTTGCAGAGCTTTTTGAGAGGCTTCAGCCAGCTTGCCTTTTTCCTCAAGCTGTACATTTTCCGCTTTTAATTTATCGATTACAGCCTGATTTACCTTCTCTCTACCTTTTTCTGTAGCAATTAACTGTTTATTCTCAGCAATTCGCTCTTTTACGCTTGAAGAGACAGCTTTATATGCACCACCTAATATCTCTAGATTTTTTGATCCCTTAGCGAAACGACTAAAATCAATTGTACCAATTTCGCCACCAAGGCCTTTTGCTGTGTTTGTAACCGTAGAAAGTCCTTTGTTAAATTTTTCAGTCTGTTTTATTAATTCCCTGCCTCTGCCAGATTTTTGCAATTCTTCATTTGCCTTGGCCGCCGTTGCCGCGGATGCCGCGGCTGTTGTAAGACCAATAGCCAACAAAGCGACACCGCCAGTAGCGACAGTGGCTGCAGCAACGCCTGCTGCAATAATTGAGACAGTAAATGCGGTGTAAAAGGCACCAGCCGTTTCAGCTGATTTTGACGACTGTTCAATACTTTGTGTGGTTTTTTTTACAAGTTGTGGTGTTTTTTTTGTTTCGGTGGCAACTTTCTTGAGTCCATCACTAAGGGCATCAAAAGAACCTGAATATGCTGTTTCAATTTCCTTGGCACCTTTAGCGCTTGCCGTAAATGCATTAACGATTGCTCCAATTCCTGCTGCAATAGCAAGGAATGGCATAGCTTTTTTAAGTGCTCTTAATCCTACCGCTAGCCTCTTTGCGCTGGCGGTCGACATATTCATACCTAAGGCAGATTGTTTGCCTGCGGTGCCGAGACCCTTAAGTGCGACTGTTGTAAGTGTGACAAGAACTTTAAGCTTGCCAATAAACATGACACCTACAATTGCTGCTTTAAATGCAAGGAAGCCAGCGACTACATGCGCTAAAATTCCAATCAAACCGCCAAAATTAGCATCAAGGCTTAAAATGCCATCCAATAATCCAGTGATGGGAGCTAATAATTGACTAAAGGCTAAAACTAGTTTTAAAGTATTATCAATTAAGGTTCGGGCTGATTTTGCTATTTGATTAAATGTAGTAGCAAGGAAATCAAAGGTTTTAGTCTGTTTAAATTCTTTGATAAATTCAGCGACTGCCAAGCGGATTTCTAAAAACGCTTTAATTGCTGGTTCAATAGTCTTAGCAATGCTTTCAAGGTTTTTCGTCTCAATATTAGATGCTACATTTTGCAGCTGTTGAATTGTAGCTGTACCATTCTTAATTCTTTCTGCTAGCGCATCTACGCCATTTTGCATTTTATTAACAGTCTCAACAAATACATCAGCAGTTATTTTACTGTCAGATATTAACTCATTCAATGCTGCACTACTTACCCCTAATGCATCTGCAAATTGCGTTCTAAATGCACCGTCAAGTTCAGAGATCTGTTGGTTCAATTCTTCTGCCTGGAGCTTCCCTTTACTCAGCACCTGAGCGAATGCCTCTAGCAATCTGCCTGATTGCTCTGTATTTAATCCAAGTGTTTGGCTTCTTGCGCTGATAGCAGCAATAAACTTATCAGAGTCAGCAGCACTTGTGCCTACAGCTTTTAAAGCTGGTATCATTCTTTTATAACTCTTCTCAACTTGCTGTAGAGGAGCACCAAGACGATTGGCTGTGGTTTCTGCTTGCTTGAAAATTCTATTAGCTTCTCCTTGACTGAAACCTACATTTCTGATTGCTAAGTTAAAAGCCTCAAGTTCTTTTGCTCTGCTTACGAATGCGCCGAATGCATTAGTTGCTGATCTAATTGTGCCCGTAACGGCATTGAATGCGTTTTGGGCGAGGGCAACTTTACCTAGAACGCTGAAAAAATTCTTGGCTTTAGGTGTGGTCTGACTAAACCTATCATCTAATTTCTTGATCTCTAATGTTAGCTTCTTGAATTCAGGCGAATTCATTGCTACAGCATTACGCATTTTAACTAATTCACTTCGCTGATTCCTGATTGCATCCAGGCTGCCAGCAGTTGCTCCTTGCAACTTTCTTAGTTTATCTTCTGCAATTTTTACAGCAGCTGAGTATTGTTTCCACTTAGGATTGTTTTGATTCAGTTCGTCTCTAAGTTTTTTGAATGCTTGGATTTGTTTTTTTGTTCTTGCAACAGAATTTTGCTGCCCACCAACTGACTGTAAATATGCTTTATTTGCTTTTCTTATAGCAACTTCTTGTTCGCTTAATTCTTTTGCAATGACTGATCCATTGCTAGTAAAATTATACTCAATATTTATTTTCTTTCCGTTAAAGTCAAGGATTTCTTGAAGAGCCTTTTGACTTCCGTCTTGTAATTGCTTTAAAGCTGCCTGCAGTTCACCAGCGTTTACATCAAACTTTACTGGTACCGTCAGCATTGCTTGATACTAGAATTGGCTAAAATAGTCTGCCAAGAAAAAACCCCGCCGTAGCGGGGCATTTGAGGCTTTTTAAGTTAATATCAAGCGTTAGCGTCGATATCTAAGTTATAGGGGCCGTAACCATTCAGTGTTGCACTGAAGGAAACCACGGAACCAGCTTCCACTGATTCAGAATAGCCTTCGAGGGTGCCGTAACCATAGATGGTCTCGTCAGTTCCGGTTGGTCCGATACGAGCAAACTTAACGCGCAAGCTGTTGTTAACAGTGTTAGCTTCAGCCAAACGCAAGACCTGATAGGCTGCACTCTTAAAGTCAGCAACACCTTCTAATGACAGGCTGAAGGACTTAGTGGTAGCGATGTTAGTGTTATAACCACGGGTTGTGCGGTCATAAGTAATCACATCTTCGCTAGAGGTATCAGTCTCTAGTGATGCGTTGGTCAATCCAAGCAGCTTGAAGGGCTTGTCAGTGGCGGTAGTGCCGTCCATTGCATAAGCTTGGCTTTCGACAGTGAAGATGCCAGTTGCAGTGTCGTATGCAACAGTATCGTTGTCGGCAGCAACATTACCTTCATCACCAAGAGTTGAACTATCAGTCTTGATGAATCCAGTACTAGCACTGCTAAGGCCAGTACCAGTCGTGATACCAGTAAAGGTTAAATCGGTTTGAGCGGAAGCCAGTGGAAGTAAGTAAACCTTATATCCAAAGGCTGCAGAATAATTAGCCATGGGTGAATTTCCAGAATGCTGAAAACTGAGCAAAAATGGGGGATTCACCCCACTATCGTAGGGTTCCTAATGGTCTGGAATACTATTTATTCGCCTGCAGTAAAAATGCCTGCAATAACAAGGTTCTAAGGTAAGGAATCTAAGATTGCAGTTGCGTCTGCATGTAAACCACCATTCTCAGGAATCATAATCATTGTCTGTACACGAGCGCCAAGACCTTTAGAGACTGACAAGGTTTCCATTGTTGTAGCACCATAGAACAAGTGCAAAGCACGCTTGGCGGCAGCGTCTAGATCACTTCCCGTTGACCCGTCCCATACAATCAAAAATACCTTCCAGGTCGTCAGTAAGTCAGAATTATCATTAACATAATCCTTACGACCAACGTCTCCAGAATCATGAATGATGCATTCTAGACCGGTTTGTGATTCTAGCTGTGGAAGAACTTCTCCAGGAGTTAAGATAACAATCGATGGACTTGTGCTTCCGCCAGTAAAACTATAGCTTCCTATGTATGAAGAAAAGCTACTGTCATTAGCTAAGACATTATAGATAATCTGCGGTGTCGTGGCAAAAGTTTGCGCCATCAGAACACGAAAAACCGTGTTTTAGTCTGCCCAATTTAAGGAACTATAGATTAGACAGCCGCCAAGGTGCTTATGAGAAGCCCAGATGCCTCATCTTTAAGCGGAGTCATTGTCATCAGAACTCGATGATTAAAAAGGATTTACCGATCCGACCAAGGATCCATGACTACCTTTTTAATCTAGATGCAATGACAAGAAAAGAAGCGAAACACCTCTGGCGGCAATCGATCAAAGAGGCTTGGTGCAACTGTTGCGCCTATTGCGGAAATCCACCAATCGACGATGCCTCATTAACTCTAGATCACGTTAAGCCTCGAGCTAAGGGTGGTGAAGACAGGACAAGCAATTGTATTCCTGCCTGCAAAAAGTGCAATCACTCAAAGGGAAGTCAAGAATGGGCTGAATGGTTCCGCAATCAAAATTCATACTCAATGGAGCGTGAATACAGGATTAGGGCATGGATGGAAGCTGAGAAAGAGAATATCCCTATTTCGGGAGATGTCTTTGATTGTCAATCTTTTTCGGCGGCAATTATGCAGCAATAGGAACTTCAACTCCTTCTTTTGCGCTATAACGTATAGTCGCTTTTGGCATTGTGACTCTAACAATACCACCTAGGGTTGACTCCATTTCAATTGTCTGCTCAGATACCACATCTTCCATAATTAGCATCCCCTTGACAGAGTTCTGTGTAATTTCTGGTGCTAAAATTATAGCTTTTTCATTTATAAGACCCAGTAAATTAGGAGGATTGCCTGTCGAGGAATTTTTTAGATCTTTGTAGAAGCAATATGCCCATCGAGGGAATAATTGCTGTTCGATAAGTTCCATTGCGGCTGCGCCATAGACTCCTGTTGGAGTATTTCTATCATCAACTGGTTGGTACAAGAAAAAATCTTCCATCTTATGTGGAACTTTTTGCTTCTTAGCGTCTCTATTGGAATTAGCAAATAAAGCACTTAGCAGTGAAACTGGTGCCTCTAATTGATGTAGATAAGATTGCCTTTGCCGCGCTCCGTTTTGATATGCATCGATTACATATTCATAAGGCAAAGAACTATAGTTGTCAAAACTAAATTCATTGTCACCAGGATATAACGACTTTAAATCCCAAAATATTGTTTCAAACGGAGTGATTACACCCCACTCTCCTCTGGTGACTTTCCCACAATATTCTTAGCCTCTTCTTCTTTGCTTACTGGATCAATTGCTTCGCGCTGTTCTTCTCTGTCATAAAGATCTGTCAATTGTTGCACAAGCATTGGATCAAGGTCTAAGGTGTCTTGGATGCTCCACTCATGATTAATTCTAGTCTGTAATAAAATAGTTGCCGCTGCAATCTGACGGCGCTGCATAGACTCGGCCATTCGTGTGGTTGCAAAAGATAACTCCTCTGAATAATCAGTTGAAATAGCTTGAGCTAGCTTAGACTTGTTATTGCCAGACATGGCTTCTGTAATAGCCATATATGCCTTTTCTGGAGTTGTCTTATGAGCTGCTGCTACTTTATTTGCCAAAAGCACTAAAGAAGAAACCCCGTCAGATCCTTGGGTTACATTCTCAACAAAGGACTTTTCTGCAACAGTTAAGTAGCCTTTGCGTTCAATTTCAAAAACACCAATCTGTTCATCACCAATTTTAATAATTTCAGTATTTTTTTTCGGTTGGATAACAAAAGGTAAAACTGCCATGATCAGCTGATAAGCGGCATAGGTTGCCTATCAGAATTTTACATTAGGCAATTCTTGCTTCATAAATACTTCAAAATTACGTCTATAGGTTCCTGTCAGATCAAATTTCTCAACAGGGCCTCCGCCCATTAATACAGCCTTGATCCATGGTCTTGGCGGCATATAGATCTTGACATTTGGATTACCGTATGGATTAATGTAAGCCCCATAGTAAACATAAGCAGCATACTCTTCTGTGTAAATAACCTGAAGACCTTCTGGTGTAACTACAATATTTAAGGAATCCCGCAGATCTCCGGTATCAACAATATCTCCGTCGCCAAAATCCCACTGCCAGACAGGGGCCTCCATGGCTAACCCAAAAGCAATATATAGTTCATTAGCAACAACTGCCAAGGCTTTCGCATGTGCAATCTTTGCGGCAGCTGGAAATTTAGAAGTTAACGTTCTATAATCAGTGAAGTCTGCTGATGACTTTAACTTAATAACACCTTTAATATTGCCGTTCTCTTTTTCTAAGTCATTCATTGACTTAATTAAATTTTTTAATACTACCGCTCCTTTGGACTTTACTTGCTTTCTCGGCATTAGTTTTGAATATCAGAACCTGTCAGCTGAATTTCGACACCACCAATAGCAGGGTAAATAATTTCATCGATTCCATCGCCACCAAATACTCCGCTGGAACGTTGAACAATGGCTTGCATTGTTGGATCGTTACCCAGCTTGAACTCAACTTCGCTACCAGGCAGCAGGAAGAGCTCCTGTGCCGTGATGTTTGAGAAGGTAAGACCACTTAGGTCTCCTAGCCAATTAGAGGCCCCTAGAGGGGCTTTCTGAAGGGCATAGCCTCGATAATAAAACTGATCTCCACTGCCGCCAGGAAGCATTCTTCCTTCTAGCTGTGATGCCAACGGCAATGGCTTGGATCCACTCGTTACGCCGGTATATTGAATTCGTTTGATATAACACTTGACGATATATTCAGTGCCACCAGACTTAACTGGACGGCCATTAGTAATCGTTACAGTGTTTTGCGTCGTGGCCTTAATCCGCCCGTTGTAATATGCCAGTAACGGACTAGCCATGAACACTAAATGACTAGCTTAGATTTCCGAACATTGCCCATATTTCCTGCCTGCTTTCCTTAATTTCTTAATAATTTCTTTAGATTCTGTATCAGTAATTGATTTTGCAGCTTTTTCCATTAGTTTCAAAAGTTTCTTCCGCTGCTTAGTCATGCCCACTCGTATTACTGTCCCAAATGGTACCCCAGTATTCCGGTCTGTCTAGGTATATTGATTATGCGAACATTCTTCGCGTTAGTCCCTTTTTTAAATTTGTAATGATTAAAACCACTCTTGCCATCGCTGCAGTGGCCGCCCTGGCACCTGCTGGTGCTATCGCTGGTCCCTACGCCAACGTGGAGGCCAATTCAGGTTTCTCTGGCTCAAATTATGCAGGAACCGCGACAGATCTTCATCTGGGTTACGAAGGCAGCATCGGTGAATCCGGTAGCTGGTATGCCCAAGGTGGCGCTGGCATCATTTCTATTGATGACGGCCCAACCGAAACCGTCCCTACAGGCAAAGTAGGCATTGGTGTTAACGCTTCTGAAAACCTTAACCTCTACGGCGAAGTCAGTTTTGCCGGCGGTGTTGATGGTGCTGACACCAGCTACGGAACAAAAGTTGGCGTGAAGTACAGCTTCTGATCTTCATTGCAAAAAGAAGGGGCTAACCAGTTAATCTGGCTAGCCCTTTTTTTATGCCTTGAGTTTTTTATCACTCATTGCTTGCTTAAATCGCACAAACGATAAAGCTTCTTCTTTTTTCTTTTTATTTAGTTTTTTTTGGATTAACAGGAGTTCAGACATTTTTTTGTCCCTCCCATTTGTATTCCTTGCCTCGATATTGGAAATTGTCGAGACCATTTTTACTTAAAGATACCTTCCAGTCCTTAGACTTTGCATTGATATCTTTGGTGTCATATTTGACACCCCTGTATGTTGCGATAGACATGATGAAAGCTCCGCTTGCAGTGAATTTTACACTAAAAGCGCGTTCCTTCAGTCAACGTGTGCGTTCCAGTCGCAATCTGATGCTTTCTTTAGTTCCGTGACTATTTCCTCTTTTACAAGGTCAGTCAGATCCGGTTGGATCCATACACGGCCAATGACATCTTTAGCCTGCGAACAGGTGATGCTAGATGCAATCAAGAATTCCAACATGGAATGAACGTTCCGTTCCGCGTTGTCTTACTTCCGCCTCCGAAAGGAGGTGAACGTACTCTAGTCTACCCTATGCTTGGCTTTCGTGCTGGATTATTTCTTTCATTGCCTGCTCTAACGTCTCCGCAAAGCCTTCAACATTATGACCAGCACCGTAATCCACTAGCCAATAGTAATACTTGGCATGTTTAACGATCTCAATCTTTACTGTTGTCATCCTGAAAGCTAATAAAAAATATGGCGTTCAGTATCAGTATACTCATAGCCAGTAAGATTGGATTCATTGTCTTACTTTTGCTCTTGCTTATACTTAGTGACGCCTTTTTTCTTTAAGTATTTTTCTGAGTTTAATTCTGTGACAAGAGTCATCCCAGACTTAATGAAGTCTTTACTCTTATCCACTGGTGAATTACCCATTTTTACTTCTTTGTACCTTTTTTAGGTGGACGCCCTTTCTTTGTTCCGTATGTTCCTTTACCTTGTGGCATTAGAAGACTCCAGGAAAGATTTGACCTGTTACGGCATAGGCTCCCAATGCAGCAACGATACCAAGCATCGCTAGGCGACCGTTTAGCTTTTCCGCATTTTCCATCTTGAGTAAAATCAAATCTTGCTATTTTGCCAAAAAAAAGACCCTTTTTAGGGGGCCTTTGGTCTCTTCCTTTTTAAAGGTAGCTTCTATTCCGTGTCCGTCAACCCTGGCTTTAAATCTTCTGGCGACATCGACGGCTCAAATGGATCTCTCGTTTGGTTTTTGATTACGATGAACGCATCTTTATTGTATTTTCGTACACCGTATGGTGTAGCCCATTTTTTGTTGTAGTCATCACCTTGATGGATACCAGAAATGACTGTTCCACCAATTTCAACAACGATTTGATCGCTTGACCCCCATCCAAGATCTTCTGCAATCCGGTTGACCTGTTCAACTAAAGTAGGTTCGCTTAGAATTCGCTCATCAGGATCCATTTTACTGAGCATAACGGCTTTAAACCTAAGTGCTTACAGCATATAAAATACCAACAAAAAACCCCTCACGCAAGGTGAAGGGCTTAAGATTATTGATTGATCTTAGATCAACCGATTGCCGGCGCAACTAAAGCAACAGGCTTTGCTTCAACTGATGCAAGGTCAAGTGGGAAGTTATGAGCATTACGCTCATGCATTACCTCCATACCTAAACCAGCACGATTTAAGACATCAGCCCATGTATTAATTACATGGGATTGATTATCAGTAATCGATTGGTTAAAGTTAAAACCATTTAGGTTGAAAGCCATGGTAGATACACCAAGAGCAGTAAACCAGATGCCAACAACAGGCCAAGCTGCCAAAAAGAAGTGGAGACTACGGCTGTTATTAAAAGAAGCGTACTGGAAAATAAGACGGCCAAAATAACCATGAGCTGCAACAATGTTGTAGGTCTCTTCCTCTTGACCAAACTTATAACCATAACTTTGGCTTACTTCCTCAGTTGTCTCTCTAACAAGGCTGCTTGTGACCAAGCTTCCATGCATAGCAGAAAAAAGAGCACCGCCGAATACACCAGCCACACCCAACATATGGAACGGATGCATGAGAATATTATGCTCAGCCTGGAAGACGAGCATGTAATTGAACGTTCCACTGATTCCCAAAGGCATTCCGTCAGAGAAGGAACCTTGACCGAAGGGATAAACCAGGAATACAGCAGTTGCAGCAGCAACGGGAGCACTGTAAGCAACAAAAATCCAAGGGCGCATACCCAAACGATAGGAGAGCTCCCATTCACGCCCCATATAGGCAAAAACGCCAGTAAGGAAGTGAAAAACAACCAGTTGATAAGGACCGCCGTTGTACAACCACTCATCTAAGCTTGCAGCCTCCCAAATAGGGTACAAATGCAAGCCAATAGCATTGCTAGAGGGAACAACAGCACCAGAGATAATATTGTTGCCATATAGTAATGAACCAGCAACAGGTTCTCTAATCCCATCGATGTCAACTGGTGGTGCAGCAATAAATGCAATAATAAAGCATGTAGTAGCAGCTAACAAGCAAGGAATCATTAAGACACCAAACCAACCGACATAAAGACGGTTATTGGTACTGGTTACCCAGTTACAAAATGTTTCCCATGACTTGCTTTCTTGCCGCTGGGCAATAATCGCAGACATAATTAGTCAAAGTAAAGATAAGCCGCCAGAAAAGACAGCTCTCACAGTCTACCAGCGCATTTAACCTTTATTTAATATTATTTTGGTATTGATTTTCTAACAATACCTTATAAAATCCATTCTTTAATTGGAACAAATGCTCCTGCTCTGATGCATCCCCACCAGGCCACCTCTCTAACATCTCATTAATTGCCTTATACACTACCCTAACAGAATTAATGTCTAATTCTATCCTATAATATTGCTCCATCACCTACACTCCTTACATTTATCAATCTCCCCATTTAAATACGGTGCATATACAGCATTCATCTTCCGAAATGCTTCACATCCATTACACCATATATCTACTATCTCTTGCTTCTCCACCCATTCAATTAATTCATTCGTCTCATTATCATTCTCAGGATGTACAGGCATCAGGATCTGTATAACGCTGTACCTTGACTACCTAAAACTCCACCAATAACCGGACAAAATGCAAAAATATTAAGTAAATCCTTCACATTTCTTCTCTTTTCAGTAACAATTGCTTCATATCTTCCACCCTTATCTGCCTCCCACTCCAATACATCCGCCTTCACTAACGTCTTCCCTCCATTATCACTTACATTAACCGTCTTCTCCACCGTTACCGCACTGTCATAATCACTTAATAACCCCCTAACAGTACTAACTAACGTCGTACTCATCACACCTAACTCATTACAACATACAGTTGCCTCATTAATCGTATACTCACTTACTCCCACACCACAAGCAATTAATATCCTCTCCACATCGCCGGCAACCCATCCTAACCCTGTGTTTAAAGTTGCCATCAGTACAGTATCCCTCCATCTATCCTTCCAACCTCCTATCCCTCACCTCCCCTTTACCCTTAATCCCTCCAGTCCAATAATAATCCCCACAAATAATATAAACATTAACCCACTACATACATAAACAGTCATTACTTTATCTATTAATATCATATACTACCCCCTTATATTAGTAATAACTACCCATTATTCATGAACCCTAACACCAATAATCAACAACTCCCACCTCAACTTCTCCTTACATTATCCCTCCTCCTCTCTACCTCATCCTCTCATCAAATTGCCTCTAATCAACTCCTCTCCTCTATGTACACTACTCTCGACTTTGATGTCGCTAAAAAATCTCTACTCCGTCTCCTTCCCCTCCTATCTCCTAAACAACGGGATTGGTTAAAGAACTTGTTTTAGAAATTATCTCAGAAAATCTATGGGGGCTGCTCCCTGTAGTACATTTGTACTATCGGGGGTGGGGGGTGGTACATGCGTACTATTTGTATTAGTTTACACTTTGCAATCGCAATCCTTTGTTATTACTAATAGATAGTAATGTGTTATGTGTTATTAATACATAGTAAGTTACTATATATAATGATAGATAGTAATGTACTATCTATTAATAATAAATAATAAAATACAAATTATTATTAATAAATAGCAATGTGTTGTCTATTATTAATACATAGCAAGATGTTATGCATTAACATTACATAGCAATTTGTTATGTATTGTTATTATATAGCAATGTGCGGGCCTATATGTTATTAGTAACAATCCGCAATATATCATTGACAGGGCAGGATTTAGGCTGTATATTGCGTGAGTCCCAAGGGATCAATCCCATGACACAAAGTAACATTCAAGCCACCAAAGATCCAGCCTGGGAGTTGTATTTAACCCTCTCAGATCTGGCAGGCAAAGAGTCAATTATGCACAACAATCACCCGGTGGATAGTGTCGACTGGCATACACAGAATGCACGCCAAGAGGCATATCATGCCGCCGCAATGTTGGCCCTCAAAAGTATTAAATTAGCGTGCTGATTCCTATCGTCTCAGGTGATCAACAGCTGCCCATCATTGGCCCTGTATTATTGTTGTTAATGCTGCCAATTGTTGGCGTTCTTGCTGTTACTTTGCCCGGTTATCTCTTGTTTCTTTCTTTTAAGCAACTCTACAAAGTTTTAAAAAATGCCTACATCAAACGCCAGAAAATCAAAGCCCAAAGGTTACATCTTGCAACGCTTAGAGAGTCCCATCGACGGGAACAAATGCGTTGTAATTATGACAATGTCTAGTGCAAATCGTAAGACCGGGAATTCTTGCCAGGTATGGATTCTGCGAGAAGATATCAACCCAGTCGAAGCAATCGCGACCGGTGATGATTATTCAATCTGTGGCAATTGTCCCCATAGAAAAGATTTAATTACTGGTAATCGTTCCTGTTATGTTAACGTCGGACAGGCACCATTAGCAGTCTGGAGAGCATACAAGGCAGGCAAGTATGGCCAGCTAAGTGATCTTAACCCTCAGGACTTGCAAGGCAGAGTGATACGCTGGGGTGCTTATGGCGACCCTTCGATTATATCGCCGGCACTGTTTCAAACTATCAACGAGCATGCCAAATCCCACACGGGTTACACTCACCAATGGCGCGAAGAGTTTGCATCACCTTTTAAGGGTTATTTCATGGCCTCCGTTGATAGTTTCGCAGACTATCTTGACGCCTCAGCGCATGGCTGGAAATGCTTTAATGTTGTGCCCAAAAATGTTATTGGACAGGGCAAACTTTGCCCAGCAACTGTAGACAACTCTCAGGCGCAATGTATTACCTGCCGGCTGTGTGATGGCAACAAAAGTGATATTTTTGTGGTCGCACATGGTGCCGGAAGTAAATATATTTCATAATGTTACAGGGGCCGCAGATCGGCCCCAAATATCCTATAATTTAAAAGTCCACCAAGGGAATTATCCCACCACACAAAATGTCCGCACTATTTGACATTGAAAACTACGCTAATTATCAAGAACTGCTCAAAGATTTTGGAGTTGTTATTGGCGGCGGCGAAACAATCCGTGAGTTAGTTTCACTCATCGAAGAACACATTGGGGAACTTTCTTAACAATGACCGGCCCAGTCTTACCCGGCGAGAATCTCATCCAGATGAGACAATGGCGTTCCAATCTAACATCGCAAAAATCAAAATGTCCCGAATTGTTTTCAACGAACCTTACGAATCAGAAGGTCTTCAGCC